AAAGCGGAATGCTTCTAGTGCATAGCTAGCGTGAAGTGCTAGGTATATTGACTTAATGTGTTCCTCTTCAGTAACTAGTCCGTCTCCAATTTCTTTTTGGCAGTTTAAGTTATGCAGATAGTCATAATACTTGCCCACGCTACTAGCCATGCTGACAATTTCTTCTGTATCATGAATAGTGTTGAACACTTCTTTTGGCACGTTATAGATATTACGAATAATGTGACTGTAGCTACGGCTGTGAATGTTAGTTTCAAAGAATGTCCAGTTATATACTAGAGCTTCTAGTTCTGGTAAACTAACAACTGGTGTAAAGATCTGACTAGGACCACGACCTTGTAAACTATCTAGAGCTGTTTGACGTAGTAAATTACTAGTGAAAATATGTTTAACAGCATCACTAGCATCTTTAAAATCGCCTGCGTCTTTAGTTAGGCTAACTTCTTCCGGCACCCAAAAGAATCCTCTGGCTGTAGCTTCAAAGTCAGCAATCTTCTTATACTTAACTTCTTCAAAACGTTGAATGGTTACAGGACCAGCTGGATCGAGAAACATCTTACGGTTAAGATAGTCTGTTTTTGTAGTTAGGTTATATTGTTTTTTACTCATAGTTTACAACTCTCGCAATCTTCTTCAATGTATTCTTCAACTAGCTGTGCTGTAGGAGCAACTTCTTGTTCCATCTTAGCACCTTGTTTATTAATTAAGCTATAATAGAAAGTCTTTATACCCCACATGTGTGCCTGCATTAAATTTTTAGCAATTAGTGTAGTTGGCACTTTACGATCTGCAAAATGTGCCGGATTGTAGAATGTGTTAGTGCTAATACTTTGATCTACATAGGCCGCTAATACAGCCGCTGTTTTTAAGTACCCATCACAATCTTTCTGTTCCCACATTAGTTGATAACGATTTTTCAACTTGTTATATTCTGGAACAACTTGTATAAACGAGCCTGCTTTTGATTCCTTAACTGTAATCAAGCTCATTGGCATTTCAATACCGTTAGTTGAGTTAATTACTACACTTGAACTTTCTACTGGTGCCACTGCCATCAAGGTAGCGTTACGTACACCATAGCTACGCATATCGCTACGTAGTTGTTCCCAATCTAGTTCACGGGTTGGAGTAAAGTCAGCAAGTTTGTTAACTTCTTTAGCTCGACGTTCCCATGGGAAGTGCCCTTGGCCATAACGTGTGTGTTCGCTATGTTTACATGCACCACGTTCTTTAGCTAGCTCAACAGTTGCTTCTGTTAAGTAGAACGCTTGATGTTCCATCCATGTTTTAACTTCTTGTAAGGCATCTGCTTCGCCGTAGCGTAAGTTCTTTTTAGCATGCCAGTAGGCTAAGTTGGTAATACCAATACCTAGTGGCTGTATCTCATCGTTACTTAACTTACTTTGTATGCTTAAGAAATCTTGATAATCTAAGATATTACATAAACTACGCTGTAAGATACGACAAGCGCGGCGCATGTCTTCCGGGTTACGGAAAGCACCCCAATTAATACTGCCAAGTGTACACAATGCTATTCTACCATCTTCATCATCTAAGCGTTTGAAACTCTTAGTTGGGAGTAAAATTTCACAGCACAAATTACTTTGATAGATTGTGTGATACTCTGGGTCAAACGGTCCTTGGTTCATAACATTATCAACAAACACCAGATAGATACGACCAGTATCAGTTCTCTCTTTTAAGATGCCGCTTTTGAATACTTCTTCAGCACTCATAACTTTCTTGCGTAGGCCGCGTTTAGCTTCATACTTGACATATAGCTCTTCAAACAATTTGGTATTTTTGTAAAAGGCTTCGTATAAGTCAGGTACTTCGTTAGGATCAAAGAATGTTATGTTTTCTTTGTTTTTGAATCGTCTCCAGAACATAGCGTTAAGCACAACGCCATAGTCCATGTGTCTAACTCGAGTTTCTTCTGTGCCTTGATTATTTTTAAGCACGATAAGATCATCAAACTGATGATGCCAAATAGGATAAAAAACTGTAGCACTAGCATTTCGAATACCACCTTGTGAACATGAACGTAAATCACCAAACCATTTCTTAAGGAACGGAATCATACCTGTGTGCATGATTTCTCCGCCTCGTATTGGACTACCTAATGGGCGCAGACGACCAATCTCTAAACCAATGCCAGCACGCTTACTGGCATATTTTGCCATCATTTCTCCGCTAGCAAAAATACTATCAAGATCATCATCGCTACGGATAAGGACGCAAGAACTGAACTGTTTAGTAGGAGTGCCAAGCCCAGCGAGAACAGGAGTGGCGAGAGTAAACAAACCATCACTAGCGGCATTGTAGTATTCCTTAATATATTTTAAACGTTGTGCAGATGCTTCGTTATGGAAAACTGTTGCGGCAGCTATGATATAACGAATTTGTGGAGTTTCATAAATTTCTTTTGTAGCACGGTTACGTACAAGGTATTTCTCAATGAGCTGTTCAATCGCAGCGTAGCTATATTCTTCGTCTTTAGTGTGATCAAGCATGTCATTCATCTTATCCCACTCTTCTTCAGTGTACCAACCTAGTAGCTCAGGCGTGTATAAGCCTACCCCAATGTTCTTTTTAACGATTTCGTACAGGTGGGGAACCTGATAGTCGCCATATACATCCTTGCGTAGCATAGATAAACGTTGCTTACCTGCTACATATTGATAATTAACATGTCCTACATCTGGTTCATGCTCAATATCGATTAAGTCTACGATAGCACGAAGTGTTAGTTCGTCAATTTCCCTTGTTGAAATACCATCGTAAAAGTGTGGTTGTGCTTTGATTTCAATCATACTCTGACTAACATCTGCTATACCTGCACATACTTTACTAATCTGGGCTTGCCATTTACTTACGTCTAAGGGAACGATGGCTCCACTGCGTTTTTTGACTTGAATAGTGCTCACTTGATTGCCTCTTATTAATACTTGTCTAAATGTAAATCTTTACTTGAATATTTGTAAAGTAAATCTAATTTCTGTTCTTCGATCTGTTGTGTATTTACTATCTCAAAAGGGTAGTAATTAAGAATATATTTTCCACCGTCAATCCAAGCTACATGGTATCTGTTCTTTTCTTTAAAGTCGTAATATGTGCGGAACTCTAACTCCACTGATTTATGACTAGTGAAGTATATAGTATATAGGATTCCTAGTGCTTTAGCAACATCACAATAGTAATTTTCGGCTAATAAAGTCCAAGGATCCGGCCAGGTAGTTGGGTCACTTGGATCTAGGTAATAAGTAACAAATGGAGCCGTGCTCCACATTTGGTTAAGTTCGTCAACTGCTCTAGCCAATGGCAAGTCACTTAGTTGGTGGCGAAGATCTTTCCACTGCGCGAGCCTATCATTAACTCGCAGATTCCAAAAATTTTGCCACATATTAGCTAACAGTTCTTAGATCAGTATATGAATATGTAATATTAGCATTGTCGCCAGTGCTTGTAGTAGTATAACCTAGCACAGCATTTCCGGTATTTGCATCACCTGTAAAGTATAAAACAACACCAGTTGACGCTGTTTCAGTGTATTCGTCGCTGAATACTACTGTAGTTCCTAGATAGTTAGTTACTGAAATACTACCAATACGTATTGCAGTATTTCTGGTAACATTATAGTTAATAATCTGCGAAGTCAATGAGTCAATACTCACATTACCGATGTTAACGATAGAACTTTGATTGTCAAGAATTTGTTCAGTTGCTGGAGTAATGTTAGAAAGAATTGTAGTTACGTTTGATAGAAGTGCATTTAGGTTAGCTATGTTAGCATTAACACTGTCAATCTGCACACCTATCAAACCGGCACTGTATTCTGTTAATACTTCAGTAACCCCAATGGTAGGTGCGCCTTCAGATAGTGTACCTTTACCAATGAATAATTGTTGTGTGTCAACACACCAACCAAATTCACCAGTATCTAGTGCAGGTAGATCTGATCTTAATCCGTAACGTACTTGTATTTTGCTAATTGTCCAAACTGCCATGGCTTCACCTTAGTTCTTATTCTTATATTTATGCTAGCTTGTAATACTGCTCTACTCTCTGAAGCCAACGGTCAGTCCATAGGTCCCACTCACTACCTTCCACAGTCCAAGTTTGATACTGTACTGCTTCGTTAGCTTTTGGCGCTACAGCCATTAAAATAACACCTTGTCTAATGTCTGTTCCGTGTGTTTCGTTATGTGCTAGTCCATATGCTGCTAACTGGAGGAAATAGTCTTCAATCCACTCGGTTTTCTTAGGTTTATTGGTCTGTTTATAGTCTAAAATGGCTGGTTTTGACTTGTAAATTCCGCAAGCGTCAGTAGTACCAGCGTAGAGGCCAGATACATATAAAGGAACCTCAATTCCCCATACTTCATCAACATGAACTAACCCTTCATCAATCACAGCTCGAGCCATTTGATGTGCTTGTATGCTGTAAGGATTAGTACCTGGATCATTTAGTATGCGATTGTTCTGCACATAATCTTCTAAGAACTTGTGCATTCGTGTGCCGCGGCCTGCGGCTTCTGTGGTTATTTCAGTGGCACGTTGCTCGCCAACTGACTTGCGCCAGTTGGCCAGTGCTTCTCGCTTTTCTTGGGGTTTAGTACGATCTAAGATTGTAGTAACGCTCGGAACTTTACTACCGTCTGGTAAACAATAATGACGTTTGCCATCTACTGTTTCTCTGTTTATTGGTGTGTAATCATATTTGTTAACTAGCATAGTACTAGTATATAGCAAGATTTAACTAAAGTCAAATACTAAATGATGAGCCACACCCGCATGTTGCTTGTGCATTTGGGTTTTTAATACTAAATTGACTACCGGCCAGACTTTCTACATAATCAATCTCTGCACCTTGTAGATATTGACTACTCATACTGTCAACTAGTACCGATAGTCCGCCTGCTTCAATTTCAAAATCATCTTCGTTTTTTTGATCATCAATAGTAAATCCATATTGGAAGCCACTACAGCCCCCGCCTTGTACAAATACTCGTAGGCGACTTGTACTAGGTTCGTCGCTCATGATGTCTTTGATTTTTCTAACTGCATTTTCACTAATGTTAACCATTTTGTTTTTTCCTATAATCTTCTATTGCTGATTTAATAGCATCTTCTGCTAGCACACTACAATGTATCTTTACCGGCGGTAACGCAAGTTCATCAGCAATCTGGCTATTCTTAATCTCTTTAGCTTGGTCCAACGTTTTGCCTTTAAGGAGTTCGGTAACGAGAGACGAACTAGCAATCGCGCTTCCGCATCCGTAAGTTTTAAATTTAGCATCTTTAATTATACCATCTTCTACTTCAATTTGTAGTTTCATTACGTCACCGCACGCAGGTGCACCGACCATACCTGTACCAACCTTAGGTGAGTTCTTATCTAAACTACCCACGTTCCTAGGATTTTCGTAATGTTCTAATACTTGTTGCGAATAGGCCATTTTAAATCTCCAATAGTTGACTATTATTGTAAACTATTTATCAGGCTATGTCAACGATTTGTGATAATATTCGAGTATAAATTAGGGAAGTCATACCAGCTTGGATTAGTCTCAACGATTATAGAAAACATTTTTCTAGTTGTACTAATATTCTCAACGCTGTGTACTTTTTGTACATTAAATGCTATCCATGTTTCTTTTGGTAGCTGTACTGCATATTCTTTTTTAACTTGATTAATTCTATAATTAGTTGCTCTACGATGGTACGTAGGATGTTGACGCCTTTCTTTATCATAAAACGTAGTAACTACATCAGGTCCACCTGTGTCTAAAATCCAATTAATCGCCACATTACGACCACGATCAGTGTGTATAGGCGTGTGACTAACACTATCCGGGTATCTATTTTTCATTAATGCAAACATGCCACGACATTTAGATTTGAAGTAGGATCCATAAACATCATCAACAATTTGATTTTGTTCATCTGAATACTCTGTTAGTTTGGTACTATACTGGAACCATATGATCTTACGTTGTCCGTGATTAAATTGTTCGTTCCATATGGCATTCGACTCTGTATCTGGCTCTCCGTTAGGGAACATTTCTGCCAACATCTTTTCCATTTTGTATATATGGTCAATAAGTTCCTGTGGAGGAGGAGGCAAATCAAGCGTTAAGATATATTCGTTGTTTAGTTCCATGATAAAATTACTTATAAAAATGTAATTCGTGTTCAGTAACTATTGGTGGAAAGTTAGGTTTGCTTAAATTAGTTTGCTTTGGGCCCAGGGCAGAATGCCATTGCAAATCTTCAGGGCAGAATTCGCACTGTGGTATAGGACTATCTTTTGTTTCTACAAAGTTCTTTAGATCAGCATCAGTACAATCATAAGATAGTGGGGTAAAACTATACAACAATTCGCGCTGACGATCATTTAAGTCTAGACCAAACTGTTTGTCAAAATCTGGCAAGTTACTCATTGCTGGACATTTGTAAAGTTTACCCTGATACATAGTGTGGTCATGTTTCATATCGCAGGCATTAAATGCTCGCTGTACATCACTAGTGTGTAGAGTAAATTTTCCATCTGTTTCTATAACAGAACTTTGATGAAATGTAAATGCTTCAATGAATCCAGCCATCGGAAATCCGTAATGATGCCATTGCTCTTTAATTTCTTCGGCTGTAGACGGGTCATGCAGACTTAAGCCAAACCCCACACGATACTTAAACCATAAGTCAAAATGTTTAGGTCTTAGGTACGTGCCATTTGATTGTACCATGATAACACTATTAGGCCACAGTCTGCGCAAGTTGCTGGCCCACAATTCTAAATCTGGATTAAGAGTAGGCTCGCCACCTAAGATAGTTATACGTGGGATATCCACACGTTTAGACCATTCTTCATAAGCATTAGCGTGGTCTTCCCAACGTTGATGACCTTTAAAGTTGTAGTTGTTAAAACGATTACAACCTCGACAGGCAAGATTACACACATTTGTTATGTAAAATTCTACTACGGGAAATAGTTTGATCATCTAGTATTTAATACTAGAATATGCTAGCGTCTCGTTTTTTACCAGCACGTTTAGCCATGTCGCCTACAGTGTCAACTGGGGCTTGTGTAGGATCGCCCTCTTCAGGGTTGGATGTAGTTGAGTCATCATCGGCGTATTCGCCAGCTGGACGGAGATCTACAGTATCTTTATTAAATGATTTAATAAGATTCTTTACTGCCGGATTGCTGTCGTTGGCAGCAACAAGTGCATCATAGTCAAAAGTCTTGTCAGTATTTAAAACCATATTAATAAGACTTTGTGTACTAATTTTTGGGAATTTATCTTGATCTTTATAACGGTTGCGAATTAACTCCAGAGCCGTTACTAAGTTTGACTCTGGAGTGTTTTTAGGACTGTGTACTAACTCTGTTATTTTCACAATTAGCGTAGTTCGCGACCAAGTTCTTCAGCACCGCCAACAGCGGCATCAGTTGCCCCAAATCCGTCTGTTTCTGGTTCTTCTGCGTCTAAATCGCTCATTGGACTAACACCAACATCTGCTAACGCAGCATCTGGACCTTCACCGCCCAAATCCATTGGTTGCGGAGCTTGACCTGTTAAAATGCCAACACCACCGTCAACACCTTCACGTGCTGATTGTAGTTGTCCCATTAAGCCTTCTAATGTAGAGCCAACTGCTTGTTTAAATTGGTCAGCTTGTTCTGAACCAATTTGGTCACGGATGCTGTCTAACAACTGTGGTAGTTGTTCGTTTTGCATCTTACCAACTTTCTCAATAACGTCTTGAATCGAGTCAACCATGTCTTTAGCAGCTAATAGCACTTCAGCATTGCCAACTTCACCTTCGTTTAATTGACGGCGGCTTTGTTCTAACCATGCAGCAAGGCCTTCACGAACAGTTAGTAATTCCATGTAACGTGGGTTACGTTCTGCTGTATGTAGGTTAGCGGAGTGGCGGATTTTATCTAAGTTAGCTTCGATTGTTTCGCTTAAGCGTTCCGCTTTTTCAACAGTTAGACTGTCGAAGTTAATTTGAAAACCAAAACGGCTTTCCATAAGTTTGTTAATCTTTTTAGGCGATTTAGATGCCATTTCTGATAGTTTCATTGGTTTTGATTCCTAGTTACAGTTTTATATATTTAGCCAAATCTAAATTTTTCTTTATTTCTTTTTTAGTGCGTGCTATGCGTTCCATAGTCTCTTGGTAACGGGTCGTATAATATTCTTCTCCCCATTGGTCGCCATTCCTAATAGATTTTTTGTAGCGTATGCGGTATAGGGCAGCATCAAACTCTAAACGGCTTAGTAGGCTGTCAGTTTCGCGGATATTTTGTGCTAGTTTATATTGTTGTTTGTGTAAGGCTATACAATAAAATATAGCATCTTTGCGATTAAAGAAGTCAAACATCTGTAGGCCGTTTTCTACAACACGCCAAGTGTTATCATCTATCTTAATCACACGATGATTGCCTACTAGAACATCTGTACCTATTTGATAGCACAAAGGCAAGTCGTTAGATTTTGAAGCTAGTTTAGCTAGTTCTTGTTCTGTAAAACGTTTGATTTTTTCTACGTCAAACGCTTCGTTACTTAATACGCTTTTTGTAGTAGATTTTGCCATCTGTATTGGTGCGTAGTAGAACATCTTTAACTGTTAATTGATTAGCTAGCACCTGCTCACGTTCATTTAAGTGAGACTTGGCAATAGGGGTATCACCAATGAAGCGTTCAAGTATTTCTGCTTCTTCGTTGGTGATTGGTAAATGTATGTTGTTGACTAGTTCTACTATCTTCATAAAACTATTTATTATTTAAATAGGCCGTGGCCAATATAACCTAGTAATGCCGATAGTAAGATACCAAGGATAGAGATAGTCCAGCCCATAACTGACTTGTTACGGTCTTCCAGACGTGTCTCCAGACTTTCTTTAATACCGATAAGATACATTTCCATCTTATCCATACGTTGTTCTAAGTTGTTTAGTTTTGTATCCAAAGCGCCATACCTCACGGCACATATTTCAACGTGGGCTTCTAGACTCTTTTTCTCAATGTCTGATGGTGTAGACATAACTCGCTCCATTCATTCGCGATGCCTTGATGTGTGCCTTAATCAGTTGCCTATGTGTGCCTTAATAAAATGCCTGAGCATCAGTACTATTTATAGGTTACAGCAAGGTTTTAAAGTATATGTTATTCCATGGGCCTTTAGGATAGAATAGGGCACGTTCTGGTTTGGCTGTTTCTGTTAAATTGAGGATTGCTGGGGTAATATTAAAATCATACTTAACAAGACCAAACTTATCTGCACCTTCTTGATAGATGTCAGAATATTCTACAGCAAATTTAAACGACCAAATCTTTTGGCGGCCTTTATAGTTTACCCCAAAGTAGTATCGATTAACATCATCATCGATTACACCTGTACTAATAATAGTAGGTTGGGTGCGTAAACTGATAATCTGCTGTACTGTTTCCCAGTTTCTCTGTTGATTGCGTTCTAATTCTTTTTCAGATGTGTGAGTTATTACACCTGTAGGTGTAATATCGATTAACGTAAATCCCTGATACAAAAATTGATAGCTCACTTGATATTTATAGCCAATAAAAAAGCCCTTATAAAAAGGGCTTTTTCTATTCAGTAACTAACTTTTAGATTAGTATGTGAAAGCTGCTACAGTAGCACCTGAAACACCTGAACCGTTAACTGCTGTGTTGCAGTATGCTTGTAAAGATGTCATACCAGTTGCTGGGCTTGGAGCTGCGCCTGATAAAGCTACGTGGAAAATGTTACCAGATTGTGGAGCACCTAGTAATTCGATTGAACCAACTTGTTCAATAGCTAAAACTAGTTTCTCGTAGTCTGAACCAGCTGCTAAGTAGTTTACAGCACCTGCTGCAACACTTGAAGCTGACCATACACCAGCTGAAGTAACTGTGTAGTGTGTTAACTGACGACCTGTAACTTGAGCATTACCTGCTGAAGTACCGTCTGCTGGGCGTGCGCCACCATTTGTACGTGTAATTGTTGCCATTTTGTATTTCTCCTAATTTATTTTACGCTCTCGCGCATACTATTATTTAGCCTTTTGACAAAAAATTGGTTCTACTAAAGGTCAAACGATCCACTAATTTAACTGCGCCGCCATTGTGTCCTATAGCAACAAACCCCTCAGGAGTTGTTACTTTGTAACCATCATTTGTTTTTTGGAATGTACCTATACCCTCAACTTGGTTTAGTTTGTGTATAAGCATGTGTTTTAGTTCAATAATACGTTTATATGTAGCAAGAATGCCCAATAAACTGTTACTATTATCTGCTATCCAGTCCTCACGTTGTTTAATTTTAGCAACACGAGCTTGCGCGGCTTTACCTTCTAGCCCGCCACTTAGTTGTTCGATACCTTTCATCATTTCCTGTTCATAATAATTGATGAAAGTTTGTAAGAACTTAGTAGGTTCACCTATTTGTGACCCTCCACGGATTTGTTGATTAATAAATGGTTTAATCATACGATTAAACTCTTTATCTGCTAGAACAATATCAAAGCGTTGTTGGCCAATTTTGTCCATAGTTGCTACAGTTGCTTCTAGATATTTTTGTATTTTGGCATCTTCACTAGGTGTTAAACTTGCTACTCCTGTGTAGTCTTTATAGGTAGCGTCATCAAACCATACGTTCTTAGTTTGTGTAAATCCGCTAACATTAACTCCAAACTCTGCTGATAAACCATCCCAGCTATCGCCTACATAAGTAGTGTGGAAAATAATGCCTATTTGCGCACCTGCAATACGTTGTCCTAGATGACTTTTTACCGGCACAGCATAGGTAATTGTGTTAGGTGTAAACACGTAACAATCTTCATTATTAACATTTACCACAGTTAAATCGCCAGGAGTAAACATTAAGTCGCCCTGTACAATACCACCAATACGCAGTTCACGTAGGTATTTCAGTGCGGCTTCTAGCATGTCTGCTAGTGCAGGCTGATCACTGTACCATGATTGGATATCTTTGGTTGACTTACATCGACGTGGATTGCCTTTGCTAAACACTGCTTTTGTACCTACAAAGAAGCGACTGTCTTCTGGATCTATACCGCAGATAATCGCAGGACTACCGTCCCATTTAACTGTTAGTTGTGTAGTAGTACCGGTACCTTCTGCAAGCATCTGACGTAAACTATCAATATAGTTTAGGGCTTCTTGTGCGCCTGCCCAGCCTTGATTGAATAGCAAATCTTCTAAATGTTCAAGGTGAGTATTCTTGCTTTCTGTAAGTAAAAAGTCAGGATCTTGATTTTTTATTTCAAATAGTTTCATTTACGTTGTTGCGCTAATAGTTGTTCTAAATGGGGCACATCAGTGTCAACAACAAAACCATCTTTGCCGGTATCATCTGGTGTTGTCCAGTGCCCATCACTCCATTTATCTGCACGAATTCCTTTTGGTGTAGTTACGCTAGCCACCTTAGTTGCATCAGTTTGCGTGACAACATCATTAGAAGTGTTAGGTGTCTGTGGTTGTAATCTTGCTATATCAATATTATCTCGCTGAGCAGCTTTATCTAATAGTTGTGAGGTGTTAACATCTACCGGAGGTTGAACTTTAGTACTACCGGGGAAATATTTTGTCCATTGGTCATTGTCGTTTAATGTGAAAAGATTTGCTTTCCCCCCAAATTGATAAACTAACGGACTGTGATTCATGAATTTAATTTGGTCTAACATCGGACCTTGTTGCGATGCTGATTGCTTTGCCATTTGCGTTTTTGCTGTAGCAACATCTTGTTTACTTGGTACTTTACGAGTAGACATAAAATTAAGTTGCTGTTGTACTTGTTTAGGTGCAGGTACTGTTTTTCCTGTTTCGGGATTTACTAATCCCCATTGTTGGCCCAACCATTGGTATTCGTTTCCCTTGTATCGAATATTACCCGGTTTGGATAATCCTTGTTGAGTTGGAGTTTTTGCAGATTTGGCTTGCTTAAATGATTTACTTAATGAGTCATATGCGCCGGGTGCCACAGTATTAGCTAACCCTTGTCCTACTCCTTTAGCAACTGCTCCTATGCCTTTGCCTAGGCCGCTCCAGAATCCCTCTACTAAAAGTTCGTTAATCTTCATTCTTTAATTTCCTAACACCACGAGTAAACTTACTAGGGTCTTGTCCCTTAATAGCATTAAGAAGACGGCGCTCTAGTTCACCAGCCTGCTCTGGTTCGTAGTTTTCGTGAATATACTTAATTAGATTAATAGCGCCATTGATGATGTTATTAGCACGAGACTCAAGGAGATTATCCTTGTCTTTGTGTGTAAGTAGTTCGTCTAATTCTGTAAGAATGCTACGGGTGCGTTTCTGCACGATAGTTACTCCAATTTATACTATTTATGCGTTATTATATATATCGATATGGGAGGTTATTTATAACCTCGTATTCAGCTTCCATAAAGCGTTTCACTGCCCACGAGTCTTCGTTGATCGGATACAACCATGGATTTCGATCCTGCCATTGTTTAAAATATTCGAGATTTAAACTACTCTCTCTGATAAATTTACCAGATACAATGTCCTGAAATTCTATGTTTTTACACTGCCTGTGTGCAGGAAATTCTACAAAAACATTATGTGCCATTCTTCTAATCTTATCGATAGATTCTAAAGAATCAGTTTCTTGCCAATTTGGATACTCTGAGAGATACCATCCGTAATAATAACGCAACCAACGTTGAAGTTTGCTATATCGTTCTTGCGTAGTTATAACTATTACTTCATCAAACTCATGTAGATTAGGTATAGCAGATGGATGTGCATGTGTGCCAAACCACTCGTTACTGTGTTTATGTAATTCTAATTTTTGATACCATTCGTTAATGTCAATAGCATCTTGTATAGTGGGGGTATCTCCAACCTTAAACCCATTATGGTGGTCAGAGTTTAATCGATACCCCCCCGGAGCAGTATCAGGAAACACATTATTTAACAAATTGCACATTAGTGCGCCTGCGGTATTATTTGAAAAGCAAAGTAATTTCATTTTTTAAAGTAGCCCAGATATGTTCTCTATCTGGATCAAATGGTTTAAACTCTACTTTCTCTATCAATGATCGTATAGCATTAAACTTAGTATCGTTAAGATCTGGCAATAGAATTGATTTAATAAAATCTAATTGTGACAGTGTGCTTGGTTGTATTTCGGTTCCTCTACTGGGGTGGTTTTTTGTCCAGTCATCCATTCCATAAGGGAAATTAACCCATGGCAATTGTTTTAATTGTTCAAAGTTCGAATGTGTTGAATAGTCTGTTGGGTATGTTAAAAAATACAAATGTCTAATTTGCATTAAACTTAGCATTTTAGATAGTGTAATCATATTCAATACAGATCTATTAATAGATTGTTGTTGCTGAACGTAAAATTCTTTGTACTTTGTAATTTCAGGTAACTGTGAAGCACTAGTGGACCACCAATACTGATCAAATACCTGCATTGATATATCTTTATAAACTGGATCACATCTATGTAAATTGTGCCAAATCTCATCTTCTATTATCTTGTCAAATCTCACAGGATCTGTCCATTGAATTAAAAACATATCCGTTTGTTTTGCAGACAATGATGCTTTAGTAGCACAATTATATATGTACTCGTTTCCGGCGCCTATGTGTCCGAAATTCTTAACAGGTTGTTGAGTTAATACTTCTACTAGTTGTGGCCATTCGGGCCATATATGCCCTGCAGCAAACCCATCACCAAATGTATAAATCATTCTACTTTCTTGAGTCCTGCTAGCATGTTCTTAAGTTTGCTAGAGTCCACAGTAGCATTTACTTTTGGAGTATCTCCCAAAGATTGATTCACTGTGGTGCCCGTTTTAATCTGGCTTAAGATATTAGTCACACCGCTACCTTGCTCACTATCACTAGCACCACTGTCTGTAATACGCATGGTGTCAATGTCGTAGTCCAGATCAATCTTTTGACCTACACCAGTTGAACTACGTGACTTCATACACTGGATTTGATAACGGCCACGCTCACGCATCGCACGACTAGTAAAGATACCAAACACGTTATCTGCTGTGTTGATCTTACTCAACCCACCTGCGATGTGACTGTGATCAAATTCAATTTCTTCAACTGCTCCACGATTAAGTTGTGAAGCTGTTACAAATAACACACCAAGTTCTTTGGCTAAGTTACGCAATTCTTCTGACACATATTTGTCTTTAACAAACAGATCATTTGGACTAACTTTAGCACTAACAGGCATAACCAAATCTAAGTAGTCAACCATAACAAAGTCTACTTTACGACCCGTTTGGATTTGATATTCTTTTAGGTATGCACGAATGTCGTTAACGTTTGACTGTGCTGGGAATCCTTTGATTTGATAGTTACCTGCTTTCTTACTTACTAGGCGCACTTTCATTGTGGTTGTGTCAATGTCTTTGCGGATATCTTTTGTGCCCATACCCGTAAGCATAGCATCTGTTCTTAATGCGCAAAGTTCTTCACTTAACTCTAGACTTACATACACCCCACTAAGTCCTTGTTGTAACCAACTAAGTGCGATGTTCATCATAACAAGTGATTTACCTGAACCCGAGCCGCCAGCAAAGATGTTTAGTTCACCACGACTAAATCCACCATACAGGAGTTTATCAAGTTGTGGCCAACCTGTACTTACTTGTCCGCCACTGTTGTAGTACTTCTCAATACGCTGTTTAGGATCAGCAAAATAATCTGTGCCCATGTCTTTGGTTAGACTGATCTGTACTGCATCTTTGATCAGCTTCTCAACTGGATTGTAGTCACCTTTTTCCAACATGTCTGCGGCTTTAAGAATAGCACGTTCTAGTTCTTGCTTCTTAGTAAAGCCCTCAAACTCACCCATAAACCACTCATAGTGGCTTTCATTTAGATCAGGTACGTGTTTGAGGTCTACGCCTGTGACTGCTTTAACTTGATCAACTGTTGGCATAGTGCGATGTTGGTCTGTGTGTTCTTTAATAAACCGCGCAACCTCACGTAAACTACGGTCAAAGTTTTCTGGATTATAAATGTTCTGCACTCGCACATATGATTGTGCGTCCTGCATCATCATTTCAATAAAAAGTTTTTGTAGGTCTGGTGAATAGTCTTTGCTCATATACTTAATTATGCAGTCTTTTTCTCATTAATTCAATTTTTAGTCCACTCGTTTCACGTGCATCTAAAATACTCTTTAACACGAATAGCTTACCATATTTAACCACAGCTTCATTAACGTCTTTACAGGTTTCTTGCCATACAGGAAAACTAACACTCCAACCATATTCAATAGCTTTATTTACTAGTTGTGCGCCTGCTTTGTCAGCATCTGGTACAACAATAACTTCACGACCCAAACTGTCGATGATATCGGCTTGTGTTTCTGAACAGTCATTGCTCATAACACTTACACCATCTACGCTCATAGCATCAAATGGGCCTTCGCAAACGATGACAAACTTAGCATCAGGTAATTGATTGTTTAGGTTAAACACTAGATTAGGTTCGTAGTTACTGTAATATTTGGGCTTAACACCATCTGTAAATGCTCGGCTTGTGTAGCCAACGATCTTACCTTCCCAAAGCATAGGAATAATCACACGCTGATGTAGGCTATGTTCTGTGCTGTCAGTCCAATAAAAGTCATATTTTTTAGGGTCGATCTTACGTGCATTAACATAGTCAACTGCTGAATTTAGTAGGGGCGGCACATCTTGAAAGTTGTTCAAGATATGAAATGATAAAAACTGTTGGAAACTGATAGCATCCTTGGGTAGTTCACGTACTTTAAACTCAATCTTTTCTTCAGACTCAGCCTTAAGCTCCTCTGGAGCTACAAGTTCACGAACACGAATAGCTTCAATTACTAAGCGTTTGATGTCATTTTCATCTGCTCCCAACCAACGTAGGAGTTTACGGAATTTAAATGTTAAATGTCTGCCTGGTTGATAGCTGGCTTTAAAATTACAGTTGAAACAATGATAGCTAACGCTACCATCTGCGTTGGCTGTTAAGCCGCCGCGACCTCGGGTATCTGCACTTTCGCCATTGTGTATACAGCAAGGTGCGTTAAAACTAGTCCAACCAGTAGGAGTTGTCTTACGTTTTGCGGGTAAGATGCTCTTGATGAAGTCAGAAATAATATTCAGCATACTAGTATTTTAGCATACTGACAGAGAAAAATCAAGAGAATTGATTAGAAAGAAGTGGTGATACTACTACGAACCCAAGTATTAGCCGCTGTACAAACATACATATAACTGCCACTAACAACTACCTGTCCTTTGATGCCTACCGCTGAACTACTGGCTGGCGCACTTTGGTTTACTAGGTTTAATCCTGTAAAGCCTAATAGATCATTTACAGTTAAAGTAACATTGCCAGTGCGACCAGCGACGCTAGTCACCGAATTTGTCAATGCGTTAACATTGTTTGTAACAATTTGAAAGTTATTATTAATTGTGCTAAATGCTGAGCGTAACGGGTCGCCATCACCTGCTGACGGGCCTGTACCTATGTTAACGTTGGATAAAATCATATTAATTCTCTGTTATTTGTATATTTATTAGTTTTGAGTGATAATGACATAGCCCTGTCCGCGGTTATAGCCTATCTGCGTAGCAGGCAGTTGGCTATAACTACCACCTCCGCCACCTACGTCATTGGCATTAGTTTGCTGACCTCCCCCACCACCGGTCCAACCACCACCACCTCCACTGACCAGATGACCACCAGCTGTGGTACCATCTTGTACGTACAAGCCCCAGTTATCTGTGTTAATAATTACTTCGCCAAGCGGGCCTGTATAGCTACTGATTGTTGTAGTGTTACCGCGTCTTAACTGTAATTGTCGTGGTGAAGGATATGCCATTCTATAGTGTACCTAAATCAACATCACCACTGTAGTCTGTGGTGCTGGTAGTAAACATGTCTGTATTGTATGCTGGGTTTACATTCATTTCAGCATAGACCATAAAGTTGTCATCTGAGTAAACAGGTGTATTGTATGTACCGTCGTGTGCTAAAAATGCTAACTTGTACTTATTCTGCGGTAGTGTATTTAGGAAACTGTCAGTAAGCATGATATTAGCTGTAGCAGTGGTAACATTACTTACTGTAACAGCTACGTTAGCAACCACGTTGCCCTTTAGATAATCTACAATGTAGCCATAAAATGTTAGGCCTGCGATATTAGCAGTTTTCTGGTCTTGGTTTTTGAACTTGATAGTTACTGGATTGTCTGCTCCGCGATAGATTTGTATAGGTCTTTGATACACGACACGGTTCCTTATATTTTGTATGTCGGGATTACTGTAGTCCAAAAGTTGAACAGTGAAAATATTTTGATATAAATAACTTGTGATTAGTGGCACTTTGAGTTAATCCCTTTACTATATTTATCGTGGTTGTATGGAAGACAGCATCAAGCATTTATTAGATCAATATCCCTTTTTAAGCTTCGTAACCTACGGTGGAAACGACTATATCGGCATCATTCAGAACTCAGATGAATTAATCACAACGATCTATGACTTTGCTCTGCTTAAAACCCTAGAACAAAAAGCTCGCTATTTAGATCTAGCAGATCAATGGTGGTGGGAAAGTAATAGACTAGTGCCTATCAATGTGTTCCTAAAACAGGATTGGATTGAATTTAGAGTTTGTTTGAAAACATTCAACAGTAAGGACGTAGCAATACAGCATGGTCCTTATGTCAGTCTTAAAGAAATCGCACAAAAGCGCAGTAAACGTAGAAGTATTACGCTTGTTCGGAAAGTAAGTTAATAAAATAATCAGCAATAATTTGATTGCCAAGCACGTCAGGGTGTGCTTGTCTGCCTGTTAACTCTAACATATTAAAATCTATCAAATCCATCACATTTTTATCTTTTTGTAAAGTTTTATAAAATGTGTCATTGACAACTTCTTCCTTTTTTACCAGGATTTTAGGGGCAGTGTAAATTAAGTATTTGATGTTGTGCTCTCGAAAAAATGCCGTAAGTGTAATTAAAAACGCCATTATATTCGTTAAAGTTGCAAGCTCATTGTGCACCATAAAACTTGATTTTACATATTGCTGTGCTTCTGGTGGATTCATAGGATTATCCGGGCCATTTAAACTTTCAAACAAATCTTCATTAGCATATCGCCAAGAGTTTTGCCCAGACCGATCACCAGAATATTCAATTCGAGTCAGATGTGTTAGTTGTATCAGTGCAACTATTGGTTCACCCTTGTTAAGTAGTTTTAGACAATCTCTAATAGTGCATCGAATAATACGAGATGTGCAGCTTCCGGGTATTGCAGCATCTTTGATGTCCCAACCAAACCTCTCAGCAATGATGTACTGGTATCGTTGATTTTTTTGGACTAGATGGTTGTCAGTGTAACTACATCCGTTACTGTATAATATTGTCATTTATTAGATTGAGATTTACAGCAACTAGCTGAGCATACGCTACTGCGTGAGCTTTCTTAAAACTATATTGCCCTTCAACTTTGTCCCACACAGTACTGCTAACTTCCTTCCAAGTTTTACCAATTAAATGATATTTTCCTGGACGAATAACTGCTAAGAACATAGCCAAACGTGGGATAGTATCTACGGGCTCTGGCATCTTTAATAATGTATCATAGTGATTGTTAACGTGAATTAACTGAGCACATATTGCCGGATCATACAACTTAGTCCAGTCTGGTTCACGCATTAATTCTATTAAGTGTTGTTCATTGCGTACTTGTTTGTATAAGTTAACATTAAGAAAGTCTAGTTTAATATAACCACGAGATTCTGCGTCATTATAGTCTAAACTCGCATAGCCTGTAAATGGATCTTGAGGTATATCTGTTACATAAACACCTGTGTTATGTTTAACTAATTTACCGTCACGGATAATACTTGCCGGTGTGGAACTAATAACAGCTAGTGCTTGTTCACGATCAGCAAAGTCAATGTCAATGTCTGAACGAAATTTCACATTACCCCCTTTGGCAAAATAGCAGGCAGAAGTGTTAGACTGTTAGACATTGTATGTTTTTCCAGCAAATTGTTTAATAATAATATCAAACTGTTTTTCCATTAGAAGATTGATGTTCATTAATGTCATTTTATTATGATACGCTATTTCTTTTAATTTGTCAATGGTTTGACTAGTCCATTCTTGTGCCGACAATTTATTCACCAAGTCAGTGACCGCAACAACACGCTGATTAACATTAGCTATTTCATCGTAGTCTTCCGACCATACTTCATTATATGTCCTAAACCCAAGTTGGCGTAGTTGTGCTAAGAATCTATAAGACCCCATTAGAACAAATGGGGCTCCAGTTACTAATGCTTTAACTGTTTTTTCTGACAGGTGAAAATCATCATGTTCACTCATTGATGTTTCACAAACTAGTAAGAATTTAGAACTGTTATAAATCCTAATAGGAATAGAATTTCCAATCCAAAAATGATGATCAAATTGTGCATCATTCAATGAATCGCTATGGCTAATTTTTGCAAAATCATAGTTAAAATCTAATTGTCTAGATGGTTGCCCCCATTCTTGGCCTTTATAATTGAGCACATAATTTGTATTAGTTACATTATTTTTTAATGTATGCGCTAATAAATCTCGCTCAGGAGACTGTCTACCCACAAATGCACTAAATGTAAACGGTTTTGGACCTGTAAAATTATAATCTCTGTCTTGAAAATAATCAATATATCTAAAATCCATCAATCTTCTATGTGTACTATACAACATATAGTTCCAATTTAAGAGGTCGTAGTCAAGTCCAAAATTAAAACGTTCTACATTCCACGTGCCATTTGATAGTAAAATATATTTCTTAGCTGGTGATAGTTTTGCTCTGCTCATGGAATCAAATCCTTCAGTGGCCATGTCTATCATCACTGTTTTAGCTGTTGAATTGTTTATTTTCTCTACTTCGAAAAAATTAATAACAGGAACACCTTGATCTGCTTTAACAAAAGGTAAAGTGACTTTTTCACCGTAAACTAATTCTTTATGAAACTTATAAGATGATAGTCCCCAAAGAAGGTCATTAACTATTGATTGCTCATAGACCAGTGGTATCATAGCCCAGCTTCCTTGAGTATCATCTTAACCCACTCAGTATCAGCAACATAGTCACTAAACTTGCGTTGCCAAAAGTCCGGGTCTATCCACGGGAGAACCATTGCGATATTTTCTTCGCTGAGATTTCCAAGAAATTCAACACCGCTATCACAATTAAAGACAATCCAAGGACTAATGCGCCCACTGGTAATATGAAAACAAATACGATTTGCGTTACCGTATCTAAAGTAGTCCTTGAAGCTGGCAAGGGTTTTAATCTCATCTGTGTATTCCTGCATTTCTGTTAAAGCACGTTCTAGTGCGTCCTGCACTGCTTCCTTCTTAAGGTAAGCATGTAGGTATTCTAAATAAACTTTCTCATGTGTCCAATGATCGAGTTTCTTATTCTCTTTAATCACATAGTCAATAAATGCTCGCGGGTTAACCGCACGGATAGCAACCATGTGCCGTCCAAACTTAACAAAGGCATTATAGTAAGGACTATCTACAAAATCTGTGTATGATTTAAGTTTAGCACTGCCCTGTGTCATTTCAAAAAAACGTAAGTATGCTCTTAGACCAAACTGCACACCTGTTTCTTTTTCTTGTTGCCAACGACGTTTGCTTTCGCAAAGATGCGCCGCAAGAGTACTTTCCTTACGGTATTCTTTACCACAATACTTACACTTAAAGGTCTGACTTGATTCGCTTGTCATCCCAGCCGAGTTTTCTTGCCATGTCTGTAAGATCTCTTTTATCATTGAGCTCTGCTAGTAATTTGATTTCATCGTCTTTGAGTTGAGGAAACTGTTCTGTTAAAAACTTAATTGCTTTGTTATTGCTGCCTTCTTTTTTCTTTGCACCTTGCCAATAGTGTTTTTGTTTGCCCATGTTAGGGCTAACAGTAGTACACATCAACCATTGTAGTTTTGGATGTTTGTTTAGGTCAAAGAAATACTTGTTGACATTTTCATTTGTTGCTAACAAATAATAACTTTGAAAGTCTATATTACCTTCTACACTAGCACCATATCGTAACATTAGATATGTGCTAAACTGTTTACGTTCTTCGTCAGTGAATTTGTCGTAATACTTACGATCCTTGCGATCAAATGCCGCCATTTCGTTACCAATGTATAAAGGACTATTAAAGTCTGCGGCCATTAGTTGTTCCTACGTAATACGTTAATAATTTGATTTATGCTTTCTTGCATCTGTTGATACTTATTGCGCAGATTTTCAAGTTCGACTTGTTGACGTTCTACCACACGCAACAGACGCTCAACTGCTTCTGTTTGTTCACGCAACTTTTTGTCATGTGACATTAAGTTTGGGCGAGGTGGTGCATTTGGGTCTACTGCTCTTTTCTTTTTCTGTTTAAATTGTGCCGGGTTAAATGCCATTATTTGATTCCTTAATGAGCTTATATGTAATTATACATTGATTAACCTGATTTTGTAAAGTACTATTTAGATTTCTATTTTCATAAAGTTCATTCCATAGTTCTTGTTCAATTTGGCTTATAGCATAATAACTTTGCCCTATTAAAATCTTCTCGTTGGTGCCTTCTTTACGGGCATAAACAGTATGTCCTCGATCTGGGCTTTCGTAAATGTACGTTGCACCTGGAGTTAAGCGACCCATTACCAAACCTTCCCATAGTCTACAACTTCGCTTTGGCGACTGATATCTTTAACAAAGTAAGCACACAGTGGACGCTCACCTTCTGTAATTGGTACTGCTAACATCTGTCCGGGTTTGAGTTTTGGAAAGTACCACTTAACGTCTTGATAAATGTCTACTATCTCTACAGGATGAAATTCTGGTTTAAAACTTTCTAATGGATTAAACGTGTAAGCACTAAAGCCGCGGTCATTAATACTAGTCAAAGGAATAACTTCTAGGTCACCAAAGTCTTGTTCACCTATTAAGATTTGCCAATCTGCAGGCATCTTAACTATGTTGCCGCCAATGCTCAGGACCAACGCCGGGCTGTTAAAAGATTCTAAGAAGATTAACGGAATAAAGAAGTAATCCGGATTCTTTGGGTCGCTATTATCTAAGATAGCAAAACGCAGGTCGTCGACTTCGTCCGGAATCTCATTCATTTCATAAGCATAGTTTTCTAAGGTTAAAATATACAAGTTATTTCCACTCCACTTTTTCTACTTGATACGGATAGTTTGCTTCCGTATAAAATTTCTTACGAGTTGTAAGATGCCGTTTGGCAAACTTACAGGTTGATGTTACGTCCCAGATCTGTACAAAGTCTTTATCTTCAGCTTTACGAATACCGCGGCCAATACTTTGAATTACCCTAACAAAACTTTTACCAGGCTCAACCAAAACCAAATTAAATATACGAGGGATATTAATCCCAACAGCAGCCACACCATACGTGGCAACGATAACTTTATCATCACTTGTTGCCACTTCGTCATATTGTTCTTTGCGTTCATCTGCTTTAGTTCCCCCACTAACAAACAC